TCATCGAGAAATTCGCATCTAAGGCTCATACCCTCAATAGAAGGAAGTGCACGTTCGCAATATTCCCGAATCCAAGAGATACCGTTTTCGTTATACTGTGTACCTACCTCGTTTACCTCATCCACGCATGAGTCGGGATAGATTTCATGCAGTATAACCTTGAAATGTCTGCGACCATTCTTTGAAACTTTCTTAGAAATTTCAAAAGATTTCATTCCAAGTTTCCTCCTGCGAACATTTTGTATGTAAAAAGGAGACAGCGTTTGCCGTCTCCTTACTTACCTTATTGATTGTTTCTACTTGGTGATGGGACGTTGTTTGTCCCGTTTGCCCGTGTTTGTAACGTACTTGGATTTTTGCTATCCTCGTTCACGGGGCGACCGCCTTTGTTATCAGAATCATCGTCCCCGGTATACGTGTAGCTTGTCTTGTGGACAGGATACTTATTCTCGATGTCATCTTCGAGTTCTCTGTCGAGCAGAGCAAAGTATACCTCTGGTGCGATACCGACCGCACTCGCCCAAAGAGCAAGAGAACCTTTACCTTGGAGATAAAGGTCTTTTGTATTCTGGATCATTGATTTCTGATTGACATAAGTGGTTTTGAAATATCTGCATTCAACACGATTCTTCTTGTCTTTAATGATGTTCATGTTAATGCACTTGTTCAACTCTGCTTCAATCTGGTCAATCCATTGAAATGCCTGTGCACTTACCAATTGCAGATTGTTTTCCTGAGATGAATAGTTACCACTGCCTGAACCATTCAAGAGAGAAGATGCGATACCCAAATCTTCTGAAATCTTTTCACCAAGATTGGATTCGTACTTCACATCAAAGATGTCCGTGTTGCTTGCCTCTATAGAATTAATCTTCGTCCCAGCTGCGACAGAGAAGAATGATATTCCGCCACGGTTGTTCTTCTTGAGAACCGCACCTTTAACAGCTTCATGCTGTTTCTCCTGTTGCACTTTTGTCAAAGCTGAGATACCTTTTTCTTTCCCTTCAGGGAAGGTTTGATAGATTATCCTATTGTTGATTTCATCGAGAACATTTCTCTTTGTGTCGATGAAGTCATCGTTGTAAAGAATATCGTTGATAGCAGTGATGACAAGTGGTCTTCCCCACTGTTCATCCTTACTGCTCTTGATTTTGTGGACGATAGTCTTCGTATTGTCAAGGACAACCCATCCTTTGTGAAGTGATGTCCTTTTTGAATTGTAAGCATCACGGATCTCTTTAGGATATTTCCTGAGTTTTTCTGTGCTTGCCTCGCCCTCGCCATTATCGAAATAGTCGAGATTAAAAGCCAACACATAAGATGAGTTCCTGATTCCTACAATCCTCGTGTAATCCACTGGCAGAGAAATGATACTTGCGTTCATGCCGTATTCGTTGATTTCAGAAATCCTCTCAACGTCATAATCAGACATGATTTTCTTTCTTGAATACGGTCTTTCCGTTGTCTCAAAATAGTAGAACGCAACTCCATCAATCATCCCATTGAGAAGCGCATCACGCACAAATTCCTTATGCTTAATGGTGTTCAATGTGGACTCCATGAGTGCAACATTTCTCTTTTTCTTCTGAACGCTTTCGCCATACGGGACGATTATCTTATCCAATGTGGGCAGTGCGCAGATGTAATCAATCGTATTCGACAGGATGCCGTTGCATCCGTACAGCATACGGGAAATGTTCCTAAGAATCTCATTGTTGTTCATAGGATCCCTGATGATTCCACGCAATTGTTCAGGTGTATAGTAGTCGAAAATATTCGACAGGCTGAAATAGAATGCATCGTTTGGGGACGTGAATCTATAGGAGCGATACGCATTGCTTTCGTATGATTCGTTGCTCTGCGGTTTTGCCGAATTGTTTTCGTACTTCTTTGGTTGTTTTTTGTAACTTCGTCTATATTTAGAGGAAGTAGTGCTGTTCTTATTTCCCATTTAACTACCTCCCATATAGTTAAGCAGTTAATAACTTATAAATATTTGTCTTATTTATTGGCATAAAAAATAGCGAGTTGCCTAAACAACTCACTACTCTTTTTGTACTTATATGTTGAAATCCCATCTTTACTTCTTTTGACGAATGTATACCGTATTCCAACAGATTTTAGAAAATCAACCTCATCTCTCCACTGTGTCTGATATTCAATATCAAAACACTTCTTTATGTCATTCTTATTCATATTAGTTCACAAAAACATTATATTCATACTCTTCGCTTGTATTTATCAAATCCTTCGCCAACTCTGACGCAAACCAACAGAGATAGCTTACAGATGTATATCTGTCTTTCCTATTCGAAGATGATTCTCTAATCACTATAGCCCCTGTCTGCTCCTTCTTCTCGTATGTAAGTTCTGTTGTCTCAGATATAAGAGCCTGAGTCTCAAGGAACGGAGATTCAAAGAAGAATTGTTCATCGGCAGACGGAGAGTTAATATATTCATTGATATTTGGCAGAATTGTTTCCTGCGCTTCTTGAAATGGAACAAGAAGATCAATTTTCTTGTCAGTAAGATATTGTCTAAAGTTTATGGCAATATCACTATTAAGTTTTTGAGAGGCATTAACTACATAAATTCTTGGCTCTGCACCCTCAAACTTCATTCTGTTGGAAACACTATCATCGTTCATGCAAGTAAGTGGAGCATATTCAATGTCTCTTTCCTCATCATACATGATGTTTGCAAGCATGTCGTAAATCGCAATCAATTTGTTAACCTATTGGTTTTTTATCCAATAGTTCTAACAGTTACCATTCCTGTTAGTTCAGCATATCTTTTCGCCATGAGATTATTTTAGGCGGTGCGGACTCTTGGGCAAGTTATATTCTGTAATGTTGATTAATATTAACAAAACATTGCAGTTAGTTAATAATAAACAACATCGCAGTGTCATTGCCTATGCGTTGCGTGTGACTGCGCTTTTAAACACAGCCTTCCACTCTGATTAGCATTTCAGCCTCCCAGATTTCTTCCGCACTTATAACATAGTATGTTTCCACACTAAGCGGCATTTCTACCAGCATTTCTCATGTCAAGAACTATGTAGTCGCTCTGGAAATCTTCGAACAACTGTCTAATTCTTAACGCTTGCTTTAATGTATTTCCACCTTGCACAGATTGCATAAAGTGGCATTTCACTCTATATCCATTACTGATTTCGACATCTGTGTCATCGGATCCTCTTGTATATCTCGTATATTCAGGTATCAATCTGGCACATGTAAAAATGGAGTTATCGTTGTTCTTATTTTCAACAAACGCCATATCACATGAGACCACTCGTATTTCACCCTTTTGCTTTGGAATGTCAAACTTGTTTCTCTTTCCAAGTCGAACATCCATATTGTTTCTTGGATAGAACGGCTTCTTTAATACCTGATTTTGCTGTAGCATCAAATATGTAAAGTAAGCAGAAACATTTTCTTTTACTCGTTCATTTAAGAACTCGATACGCCAAGTAAGTGCATCTTGTTTCTTCTTTTCTTTGCGTAATTGCGTAAGACTCTTTATGCCGTGTTTCAAGACTACGGCTTCGTCAAATGCAAGCAGTACAGAAGTACCACCGCCCAACATGTCGTCATATGCTTGGTCAACTAAATTCCACATCCAGTGACCGTTATCAAGCCAACTTGAACTAATATAAATATCCACAGATTCATCGACTGCTCCGGGAATATTAGCATAATCGCCAGATGTGACATAGGGCGCTTGCCTCATAATTTGGAAAGGAGATAAGACACTATCGTCGATATGCTTATCCATTTGTCTAAACTCTTCTCTGATAAGAATAGTAGATCTATTTCCTCGCCCATTATCGCTGGCAGTAACAACTTTTATCTCACTCCCGCTTCTGAACTTGACAACAGCCTCGTCCTGCCCGGTCTTGATGCTGACAATCTCTTTCGCCAACATCGGGTATTTATCCCGTAGTTCTTTTGAAATCTTATCCGATATTATTAGTTTTGATTGTCCTTTTGTTGCGGAACTTATGACAACTTTTGAATATGGTCTGACTATACATATGCAACACGCATATATTGAAATGATGAATGATTTAGCAGCTGCACGACATGCGATTATAACGCACAGCTGACTTATACCCATCATGTAAAGGATAATTGCTTGATATAGATGTAGGTGCATCCCTAAATAATCCATTGCGAATCTGTGTAGATTCCTTCGGAAGAATGTGTTCCATAGAAAGAAATGGTGCATATTCGATTCGTTATTTAGGAAATGACCTTTTGGCATTTGCTTATACAGGTTTTTTTGTTTTTCATCAGCGCACTCGTTGATGGTTATTTTTACTTTTCCCGAAATTCTCATTCGTCACTCACATTAAATTCTTCGTCACGATCGGCTGTACCGAACTTCAAATTTTTAAGTGGACGAAGAAGCATTCTTTTAAAGTATTCGCCAAGCCCATCGAAGTCTTTATAAAGGCTCTTGTTTTTATAATATTCCTCCGGTGTGTATTGGCTGACCATTCTCGTGAAGTCGCCCCATCTATCATCGGCTCCTTCAATTGATTCGGTCGTTGTTTTTAGTCCAGCCTGTGCAAATGTCTTTCTATATGATTCCGTCAGCTTGATGTAATCATCTGTTCTACCACTCTTCATGGCATTCACTTGTTGCATCTTAGTCTGACAGAGATCCATGATGAAGATTTCCTGATTGCTATCACAGTCAGGGTTAGCTTTCTTTAGATAACGATAGTGTTCTTCCAAAGCCTTATAGTCTTCATCAGCTAAACCACTTCCCCAACGTGCCTTTACACTATCAGGGATGGTCGATACAGGTTCTACTTCTTTGTCGGATGGGATTGTGGATGGCTCCTTCATATCGAAGAAGAAACCTTCACGCAAAGCGTCTTCAAATGTTTTCCCTTTGTATTGAGACATATTGTTCACTCTGCGCATATAATCACTGATTGTTGGTGACGCATTATTCTTATAACACGCATCCACAATTGAGTCCGAATAATATATGTCGTAAATCATGCATATCCTCTTAATCGCAAGATATACACTTTCGTACATTCGTAAATATCTATTGTATAACAGTGCAAGACAATCTTTGCATATGGGCATATATCCATTAATGCCATATGTAGTGCTGTTGCTCCGGTAGAACCCTTTTGGGTCTTCCGTAGTTAAACCGCACTTATGGCATGAGTATGTAAACTCTTGCACTGGCATCATCTTTTTTGCCAATACGCTTACCTCACTTACAACTATTTTTTAGAATCACAATTATCTAATCCAATCCAACGTGCGCCCCGAGAGAGAATCGAACTCCCATATAGTGGTTAACAGCCACTTGTTCTACCATTGGACTATCGGGGCAATAGAAGAGTAGTGATACTCTTCAAATTGTTTTACTCAGTCATGTCTCCGAGAAATACCGTAGCTGCGAGAATCTTAGCAATGTCAACGCCGGACTTCTCGATGAGGTCTTCCAAGTCTACCTCGATGTAATCATCGTCATCGTCATCATCGAACATTGCGCACGTTTCACAGCATCCATCACACTCAGCCTCCGCATCAATGTCGAACTCAGTGCAATCACTGCCCTTCATAGCCTCGATGATTCTGCTGTTGGCATCAGAGTGGACAAGCACGATACATCCTTCTGCTCCAAGATAAATGCCACGTTTGTCATCCTCTTTCTCGCGCCATGCATGCTCTACGCCAACCTTGTACTCCTCGTCAATGTAGACGTAATACTCTCTCTGGTATCCGCCCCACTGCGGATCCTCAATATCGAGATTGCCAAATGTTACCTCATCGAAATAAGCGAGTTCTTTGAGAAGCGCCCTTGCGTCATCGTAGAACATCGCTGCGTATATTACTTTTCCCTCATCAGCCAGACTGACCATCGCATCCGCAAGGTCTGCATGTGTGGCGAAACTAAGTTGAAAATTACTCATCATCTCCGTCAAAATCCTCCCAAACACCCGTTTTCACAGCTTTCTTTACAGGCTTACCCATTTTGCATGCAGCTGATCGAACGGCTTCAAATTCTTCAAGTTTCCCCGTAATCGGGTTATATCCATTTCTTTTCTTCCGATTCGTTACTTCGAACGTGCAAAATCCCCTGAGTCTCACATCATCTCCATTTACGAGAGATTCAACGATGACCTTCTTCATGGCGTCCAACACTCTCTCGCAGTGATATTTAGGCAGATTGATTTTCTCAGAAACTCTCGAAAGCATTTCTGATTGATTCATATTTCCTCTCTCTTCACAATAAGAAAACCCTGACCGCAGTCAGAGTTTAATCAACTTTCACGTCATATATACAAACAAGACCATCTTCACTTACGACCGATACAGTCTGCTCAGGTCGGTTCTTCAACCTTCTGTCAAGGCAGTAATTGTCTGAGCCAGATACACAGCCTGACTGAATTACTTTAGTGTCATACACCGTTGTCAGCGCATTTGTGTGTCTGTGTCCCATGAGGACAATATCCGGTTTCACGCCAAAAATCATCGTGAACCTCTGGACAACATTACTCGTTTCATCCTTGTCACCGTGAACGCCGAATACATGATTGCCACGTACATCGAATATTGCAACATCGCAGTCCTTCCTGTTATCCTCAATAAAGACATTATGATAATTTTGAAGACTCGCCTTGAGGTAATGCGGAAGAAGAACATCGAAGTTCTCGCCACGAAGAGAATGTTCTTTATTGGCTACGACTCTCGAATGATTGCCCGGAGTGATATAAACATACACATTCTCAAATCTCTTTGAGACTTCCGCCAAAAACTCAGACAACATGGAAGACACATAGATGAACTGCTCCACGACATTCTCGTTATTCTCAATCCTGAGTTCATGATGGATAAGCCCAGAAAGAATCTCGCCAATAACAACATAGCAGTCCTGTGAATTATGCCTCTTCTGTATATCAAACAGCTGGTCTAAATACTTCCACAGTCTTTCACGGAGTACAGACATATCAAATCTGTTGTACCAATGGTCAATATTGATTCCTGCGTGCAAATCCGTGATATGGCAGATAAGGTCGTTATCGGTTGACCGATAATCTCTTGGGGTGTAGTCGAACTCCAACGGCTTCACGTTTTGTAACTGCCGTGATACCAAGTCGATGTATGATTCTTTTCTTGCTTGCTCACGCAATGCTCTATTCAATTCTGTGCGTTCATCGGACAGCTTTTGTTTCTCCATTTGGAGTTCGTGTTTGGCATTTCTGAGTTCGCGGATGTAGTCATCCTCGGTCGCATACTGTTTGAATGCACCTGACTCATAGAACTTTCTTGCGTACTGATACAATTTCCTGTACGCAGACTCACTCCTGTATTCAGATTCATCACTCCTGAACTCTTTATTCATCAGGTCAGTAATCTCTTTCCAGTCGAGATCAATCAGACCTGAATCCTTAGCTTGCCCGATACGCCATAAGAATTGTTCCTCGTTTTCACCTACTTTTCTACTCAAACTATTATCTGACATTTATTTCCCTCAAAGGTCTACATCGCCAGAGATGTAATAACCTGTCATCTTGTTCTTCGTACAAAAATCAATAATCTTTTTCTTTACAGACTTATCTCTTGTGTACTCCAAGAGGAATGCATACATGTCATGCCTCAGCAGCCTCTTCATGTACGATTCGTACCACTTATTCATTTCAGGTTTCTGTTTGCCAAATTCGCCTTCGCCTGAATAAGATTTAATAAGGCTGATTACTTCCTCTTGGGTTACACCGTCAATAAAGGTTATAGACTTATGATTTGTATCCGAATCCATAAGTTTTGAAATGTACTCCGAACCACCGTTGACCATGACGTATCCGTCAACATCCTTGATTGACTTCAAGACATTAGTGATTGCTTTGTACATTTCAGGACTCTTATGGTATTCGTAAACGTCCAAGTTATCCAACCACCACCCGTCAAAGCCCATCGCTTTGATTTCTTTCGCTCTACTGACGCACCACTTTCTTACTTTTTCTTCCCTTAAATCGAGATACCACTCGTGATGCCAATCTTCTAATCTGCTTAGACGGAATGGCTCAAGCGTCTTATAGTATGGACGTTCATTAGAAATGGAGCCAACTGAAAGATAACCTAACAGCGTGGCTCCACTTTCCTTTAGCTTTCTGATTTCGCCTAACGTATAGTCCTCTGGTTCAATAACCAGTATTCCGTGAGGCTTCGCATCCTTGATAGTGGCTTTAGTAGTAAGCATTACCTTATAGCCAAGTTCGCTAATTTCGGATAACTCTTCGATAATTGTTGCGTTCAAGAATACCTTCTTTACTTTCGCAAGAACATTCTTGGCATTCTCTTTATCACCGAAAGCACCGCACTGAACCCTGTATAGATTGCCAAACGGAACAATGACGCCATCGAACCCGGCGTCCTTAACTTTTTTCAGTTGTCTTTTCGCATTGGCAATATTCGCATACGAGCCAACTTGAACTTTGTATAATATCTTACCCATGCTAAAACCCCTCTTCTCATCGTAGATTTATAGTCTTCCGACTTATGGGAACGGGTTTTAGGTCTCCGTCCAGACCGTTATATGCCAACTATCATTTAACAAAGGTTGCGCTGATATTCCCCTTTGAAGATGAGAGCGTCATCTTGTTACCGATGCAGTTAATGTAGATGTCGCCATTCTCGTAATTACGTGCAACCTTTGCACCGACAGCTTCAAGACGTTTCCTCGTTGTCCAACGCCCAGAACGTTCTCCGTGATGGTAGTTGCTGAATGCGATTTTAGGACTGACTGCCTTGCAAATATTTTCGTTGTTTGCATTTGCGTCCCCGTGCCACTGGCATTTAAAGATGTCGGCTTTCAGATCCTTAACTGCCTTGATAAGTAAGTTGTTGCCCTCGTTCTGTAAATCGCCAGCGGTATGGAATGTCCATGTTCCATCGAGAGTGAACCTGAGAACGACAGACTCGTTGTTCACAAAGTGATGACTGTCATGCTCAGACAACTTGTTCGCAGGTGCTTGCCAAATACAGTTACAGTCAATCTTGCCAATCGTGAAGGAACTTCCCATTTTCAGGTAAGTGCAAGAAGCGCCATACTTCTTAGCCTTCTTCTCCTGATGACGGATTGAGTCGCCATAAGACTTCTGATACTTGTCAAGTTCTGTGCAGTCGGGGAGATACAGCGCCTCGACTTTAAAGTTCTCAAACACAGAAGTCAGGAAACCGTAATGGTCGCCGTGAGCATGAGAGATTACAACTGCGTCAATCTTTGTGACGCCAGCCTTTTTCAGTTTCTTGATTGTGTCGCAACCGTTCATGCCAGTGTCAATAAGGATTACATGCTCGATGTTGTCATTCTTGTCGAATTGGATGATGGCTGTTGCATCACCGTATTTGTACTCGCAAGTTTCTGTGAACCAGATTCCCCATACCAAGATCCTCGGATGCTCTTCATTGGTCTGCGGTTTGGGCTGTGGCTTTTCGGGTTCATCAGTCTGCACGATATACTCAGCAATGATTGACTTGTACCCGAAGTTTTTCAATTTTCTCTGCACGTTCTGTGCGTTCTTGATTTTTGAATAAGCGCCAACCTGCACCTTGTAAAGAGCGCCAGACTTGACGATTATAGGATTGAATCCTTTTCTTTTCAGCTTTCTAAGCTGCCTGTCCGCATTGGCTTTCAGAAGATAAGCGCCAACTTGGACTCTGTAGATTACCATGTTAGCCATCAATCATCCTCCAAAACTGTTGCCTTGCTGATTCCGCTTTTAACGATTCTGCTGGCAAAGTCATTCGCTTCTTGTTTTGTTTTCAGCCCGTAGATTGCGACTTTGTACAATGTGTCAATCTGGCGGACATGTACATCAAACCCGGCTTTTCTAAGTCTGCCAGAAAGTCTGTCAGCATTTGCTTTTACACCGAATGCACCGCACTGTACTTTGTACAGGCACTCCTGCTCCTGAGCAGTAGCATTAACTTCGTTGTGTGAAAACTTGTTGTAAAACTCATCGCCAAACCTCGCACGCTGATCCCTGACAGAGTTGCCCTGATTCGCAGGTTTCTCAAAATCCGTCAAAACAATGGTGGATGCCTCGTAGACACTCTTTGCATTCACGAGTACAGACATCGTTTTTGTGTAGCGCTGAAGTTCGATCCAGAGATATTCAAGCTGCATAGTCAGGTCTGCGATAGACACACCCTTCTCTTTTGCGTAATCGTAGAGTGCTTCTTTGCGAGTATGCCAAGTCCACTGAGCAAGCCCATATCCTGAATGGTCATTCGCAAAGCTGTGCCGTGAGATTTTCCCACTGTCAACTTTCTTTGTGTATTCTTCGTCAGAACCAAGTCTCCCATCGAAAGAGTTTTGAAGATTGTCGGGGCGGAGATTGCTCTCTGCCTTGAGATTTCCCATAAGACCAGCAACGGCAAAATCATTCAGACCTTTATTCTTAAAGAAATCCCAGATGATCTCATCGTTTTCCCTCGTGTCTGTCTTATCCTGAACAATCACATGGACTTTAGTTTCTTCTGCTTTGGATTCTTGATGCGTAGACGAAAGACGCTCGTTGACTTCATCGGCAACTTTACCTAAACGGCTGTATAACCAGTCTCCCGGACAGCTTTTTGGCGCAAACCACCTGTGAACTGTGATTACCATTTCGTTACTTTTTGGCTCATAATTTAAAGATTTTTCTTTATCTCCAAACCAAATAAGTTTGTTCTTGCCGTTTCTCTTGCAGATGTCTGCGCATAAGTCGATAAGCCTGTTATACACTTTGTCATTCATCCAATACGGATGCTTTGTATCTGATGCACACTCGATTGTCACCGCACGTTGGTCATTTGAATTTGAACTTGTGCGCCAACTTCTGTTCTTCTCCTCAACGTACACGCCGACTCGCCCATCCCTGTCACTTCCGTAATAAGACGCC